TGGGTTCGATACTCGATTATTTCAAAAATAAAATATGTAGTCCATAGTCACTACGGCTCAGATTGTTATCCAAGTGAGCATGATAAAAATGTATGTAAAAGTCTTGGCGTACCGTACCTAATTGTATCGTACCCAGAGAAAGGAGAATTTATTTATGACCCACGTTAAATTAATGGGAGAAATGGGAGAAAAATTTGGCTCTGAGTGGGAGTGCGTCGATACGAATATTCGTGACATAATGAAATGTATTGATGTGCAAGTAGAGGGTTTAAAAGAATATCTTGTCGATTGTCATAATAAAAATATTGAATTTTCTATACAAAGTGGAGATATTCTTATAGAGGAGTTTCCAGAACTGTACTTAAATGTAGCAAGAGATGAAGTTATCATTACTCCAGTACCTGCTGGTTCTGGCAAAGGATTAGGAAAACTAATTACAGGATTACTTTTATTAGCTGCGTTTTTATTTATGCCAGGGCTTGGTGCTGCAATGACAACTGGAGGAACAACTGTAGGAACTGCAGGGGCTGCCGCAGGACTTGGGCAAGCAGGAGCATTTATGTCTTTAACTACTTCAGGTATTGCGACTGGAACATCAGTATCTTCAGCTCTAGCTGCAGGAGCAACTTTAAATCTAGGCGGTATGGCTGTTATGATGCTTGGAACAAATCTAGCACTTATGGGACTCGCAGAAATGTCCGCACCAGATCCAGATAAAACAACAAATGATCCTTCGTATCTTTTTAATGGAGCCGAAAATCACATTGAACAGGGACAACCTGTTCCACTTCTTTATGGAGAACTTACAATCGGAGGCGCACCAATTTATCAAGGATATACACCAGGAGTAAGAACAGGATATACAAAAGGAATTCATATTATTGATGGTACAGATTCACAAAATTCAAGAATAGGATCAAATCCTTATAGTGGTGTATACACAAACTTTAGTACCTCAAATTCTGGAGCAATGTCAAATCAACCTTCTTCAGGATGGGTAGGAACAGGAAATAATACTTTTGATCAAGTAATGGACTATATAACAACCCCAAGCAGTGGACTCGTAAAAACTCCGCTACCAGACGACATGTTCGAACAGGCAAAATAAGATGGCAGATAATTCAGCAAAATACAGTACAAGAGCTTTTGGCACAAAAAGCTCAGTTGATTTAAAAAGTCCAAATAAGGAACAAACAGCTATTGTCTACGATTTATTAGCAGAAGGACCAATTGCTGGTCTAGTAAATGATATTTCATCAGTTTACTATAATGATGTTCCCTTAGTTGATTCAGTAAACAATGATATTTTAAAACCTCGTAAATTTACAGCAAACACAACAGCAAGTAGTACTTCTATAACTGCAACTGAATTGGGAACCATTCGTACTCTTAGCTATAATAATAAAACGGGTCTTGGTATTGGTGGAAGAATAATTTCTATCGTTGGAGCAGGAACAAAAGGAACAGGTATAGCAAGTATTGCAGCAGGTTCTGCAAAAGTTACAACTTCTTCTAGTTTCTTTACTCAAGCACTTATAGATAATCAAGGAAAAGGACTACCAGTTTATATTCGTATTACAGGAGCTGGACCGGGCGGTCAAGATCTTGTATGTGGTATCAAGAAAATAATAAGTACAACAAGTGCAGAATTAACTATTCGTGCTTTTACAACAGTCTCAAGTGCAAATATTGTACAAGATCACGTAACAACATTAAGCTCAATTTCAGGAAATACAGCAACATTAGCAGTTGCAACTCCTACTTCTACTACAGGAGCAATCTGCGTAGTAAGTGGACCTTCTCTAGATGATTCAGCACAGTTAGCAAACTTTTCTCATGTTTCTTTTGGAATGAGAACAGGAGAAGCTTTACAAAGCCCTTTATTAGTTCCTGGTTTTACAGGGTCATCAAGTACAGTATATGATGCAAATATACAAATAAGACAAGCAGATTTAGCAAACGTTTCAGGTTTATCCAGTTTAGGTACTAATTATAATGGAACAGATGGGGGTGCAAAAAACGGAATAGATGAGCCAGGAAATAATGGACAAGGATCTGCGTCAGATACAGTATTAACTGCTGCAGCAATGGGCGTTTCGAATCCTGAAGAAGTAGACGAAGTCCATCTTACTTTTAGTTTTCCTGAGTGTCATGCGTTTAAAAATTCAGGTGCAAAAGGACCAAGTTTTGTTGAGTTTCAAATGTTCTTTGAATATACTTCAGATGGTCTAAACTATACTAGTGCTTTAGCTTTCGGACCTTCAAATTCAACAATTCTTTCAAGAACCCCTGAATGGGGAAACAATGTTACATATGGTGTAAATAATACCTCTATACCTAGTAATGGGTATGTAAAACCAAGAAATGGACAATACTCAGAATTTATTGAAGAATTTGTAATGAATGTTGAACAATTCCAACCTTTTACAAACTATAGAGTACGTATACGAAGAATAACAGACGAAGATTTTAAAGATGGTAGTTTTCAACACAAAAATGCTTCATACCTAAAAACAGTAGAGAATATAACAAAAGATAGACTATCTTATCCGTATGCCGCTTATGCAGCAAATGTATTTAATGCAAAAGATTTTACTGGTGGTTTACCAAGTAGAGCATATAAATTAAAAGGAAAATTAATTCAAGTTCCTACTAATTATTTAACAAGAGATGAAAGTTCAGATGGCACTGCAAAATATACACGATTAGTTGGAGGCTCTGCACCGAATTATACTGTATCAGAAGAAGCTTCTTATCAAACTTGGAATGGAGCATTTCGAGGAGATAGAGATACATGGGCAGAAGGACATCCAAATAGAGATTTAGTATATTGCAATAATCCAGCTTGGGTATTTTATGATATTCTTACAAATAATCGCTATGGAGTAGGACAATTTGTTGACAAATCTCTTATAGATAAATATTCACTTTTTGAAATTGCAAAATATTGTGATGAACTTGTATCAGATGGAGAAGGCGGACTTGAACCTCGATTTACAACTAATTTATACTTAGATAAAACTGCAGAAGCAACTAAAGTACTAAGAGATATTGCAAGTGTATTTAGAGGAATGGTACTTTGGTCAGAAGGAGAAATTGTAGCGATTGCTGATAGACCAAAAGAAATTGTTTATACTTTTACAAAGGGAAATGTTGAAAACGGTGTATTTACATACGAAGGTACAGGAGATAGAGTACGAACAAATCAAGTAAAAGTAACATGGAACGACCCAAAAGATAACTATCGACAGGCAATTGAATATGTAGAAGATCATCAAAATATATTAAGTACAAATAGACTTGTACGAGAATCTTCCGTTGCTTTTGGATGTACTTCTCGTGCACAAGCACATAGATATGGTAAATGGAAACTATTATCTGCACAACTAGAAAAAGAAACAGTTAGCTTTGTAACAGGATTAAATGCAATTGGATTAAGACCTGGAGATATAATTGGTGTACAGGACGCAGATAAAGATGGATATTCTTATTCTGGAAGAGTATCAAATACTGGCACAAAAACCACTACAATAATTCCACTAGATAGAACAATAACACTGCCTTCATATGCAGCAGCTTTTCCTCCACAATTATTACTTATATATCCCGAAGGAGGATGTTATCTTGAACAAGAAGTCGCAGTTATTAACACAGTAACTTATTATAAAGGCGACCTATTATTAGAAAATCAAGATGGTACTGCACTTGATACTCAAGAAGAAGCAGCAAACTTAAAAGACGATAATGGAGATCGAGTACTTAACTTTTGGTCAGAAAACGTAAGAGTTGAAAAACAGAATATATCTACAAGCGCTGGAAATGTTTCTAGTTTAACAGTATCTTCTGCGTTCAGTTCTGTTCCAGATGCGGAAGTAATTTGGGCACTTCAAGTATTTAATACTGATGGCACTCCAAAAACTGGAACAACAAAAGAGTTTAAAGTTATTTCTGTAAAAGAAGAAAAAGATCAAAAAGTACAAATAGTAGCTGCAGAATTTGCAAAAGGAAAGTTTGCAGCAGTAGATAGAGGATACACT